TCATTTCTTTTTCAAGGTCAGTTGCAATTCGAGTTAATAAACGGGTGCTAACACTACCTATGCGTAATGCCTCTTTTACTGATAATTTTTCTTCGTTTGCCATCGTTTCTGTTTTTAATTAAAGTTTGTGCGTAATTTAAAAAAGGCACTACGCATAGCCTTGTCCGTTGGCTAAATGTACAGCTTTCTCCTGAACTTCAAATAGTCTTGCATTAGTTTATGCTGTACAAGATACCTAACGCAATCTAAATGGTCGGCCTGTTCGTGCAAGTTCTTACGATTGGACTTAATAATAGTACCTTCTCCATCAGCCTCAACATACCTTAAATCTCGAATAGTGTTAACACATCGAGGGTCTACCCTGAAATCAATATCATGTGCGATGCCTTGTGAATGATGCAAAACATAATTCAAATCTGCGCGGCTATTCTTATGCCTTGGGTTTGGAGTTGCTTGTATCTGCTTATGCGATAGCCTTAGACCATCTCTAATCAATTCAAACAGTGAGGCGTTGTTCACTTGGCTTATCTCTCTCTTGTTGCCGTTGTAATCGCCTGTAACTATGCAATTGGGTAAGTAGTGATTAAACTTGCCTCTAATGTCATCAATGGCCTTAGTTATGTCTCCTTCTTTGATGGTGCTTTCCATAAAGATATGACAGTGCCAACCTTCTCTATCTTGCCACACGTGACTAAATATAAACCCGAACGGCTCAATGTTAAAGTCCATTGAGATTACTAAACGCTCATGCTCTAAGTGATGGCATGGTTTGATGTGAATCTCTGGATTAAAGTTAAAGGCAAACGGGTTTTCTATTTCTTCGTCTGCCTCCCAATCCCCGTACAATAGACGCGCTTTGTCGTACTCACTTGACATTCTGCTTAGTTGTTGGTCGTATAGTCTCTTGAACTCTTGGTTGGGGTTGTCAGAAAGTAGCGATTGAATGAAACTAATGTGTTCGGGTAACTCATCAGGGTCTACAAATTTCTTTTTAACCCAGTTCTTCTTAGGGTTTCCCGTGGTTAGAATCTTAGGTGTTATCCCGTATTCGTCTAACTTATACCTAATCCTTGAATTAACTATGTCATAAGCCTTGGCCGTTATTTCCGTTACCTCATCAATAAAAGCGTCTGTGTATTCCGTAGAACCCAAGCTAGCAAAGTCAGGGTCTGAAGGATAAAGGAAAAGGTCTTTAAGGATAGTTACAGAACCATTAGACCACTTAACGATGTTCTTTTGTGAGTTGTAAACGTAGTCTTTGCCTGATTCATAACCAAGCAATCCAGCAACCTCGAATAGCGTTATTAGCGTAGATTGTTCAAGTGCTTTAATCTTTGAACGGCCTATCACACCACGACTACCCGCGTATTTTGTGCGTCTGTAAATATGCCATACACAACCAAACCAAGACTTACCACCTCCAGCACCTCCACCAAAAAAAACCTCTGAAACTTCGGGTTGATTTTCTAGTAAGTTCCAAGCCTCAGTTTGCTTTTCCGATAGGTCAATTTGCAACGGTTACTTCTTGTTGTTTGATTGTCATTTACGCACTAATATGTTAACAGGTTCTTTGCCTTTTCCTATCAATGCTTTGTCAACTCTCAATGCCGCCTCTCGTTCAGATTCACACTCTATGGCTGTGCCTCCCATAATTCTAAACACCCAATGATAGTTTCCGTTAGGGTCTCTCAATTTCTGAACGTACTTATATTTAGAACCGCCCTTTATGTAAGTCCAACCCCACATCGAACTATTAGCTAACTTGCTCATATTAATTAATTCTTGTTGTTTAGCGTAATTATCGGAGCAGACATTTTATCACCGTCCGAAGTGTGGTCAATCTGTTGTTTAGGCATACCATAAAAGTATTTAAAGAACAATTCAACCGCCCACTTTTCATTAGTGTTAAGAGCCATTGTAAACGCGCTCATTGCTTTCGGGTGAAGTGGTGTAAGATGCTCAATTAGCTTTTGTTCTTCTACCTTTGGCTTTCTTCCAGCAGTCTTATGCCCTCCATTATTTTTCCGTCCGTCTGCCAAATTAAATATTTTTATTAATAATCAATCAACTAAATCTTTAGTTACAAAGATACTATTTAGAATTTAACTCATTCCAACCCTTTCAATATCATAAGCAGTTTTGCAAGAAAATACTCACCTGTTTCATTTTCAGGAATACTTGCAACCTTGTCTTTGATTTCTTTAATCAGGTCTTGTCGGCCTTTTTTGTAGTCTGTCATTTCTCGTTTATTTAATCGCTAACATTAGCCATGAAACATTCTGCGAACGTTGTCATAGCAGGACGTTAGCTAACCCCCGACAACATTGCGTTTAAACCAGTTCTCAGAGGCTTGAGTCTCTAAGTCAATGTATTTATCCATGTTCTTTTCTGTGACATTGAAAACAAAGTATTTCTAAGTCGCTTGGCTGTTCGTTAAATATTCTCTTGTATGTCTTATGATGAACCTCAATTCTGTAAGAACTATTGCACCTTTCACATCTACCTCCGCGCTGTTGCATTACCCTAGTCTTCTTAGCTTTCCAGTCTATTGAGTTAAGGTACTTATGATACTTCTCTTTGTGTGGAGTCTTAAACATATCGCTTATGATGTCTCCAATAATTCTAGGTTTTCCCATTAGAAAGGCGGTTCTTCAAATTCGTTAGACTTCATTGTTATTCTTTTCTCAACTTGCGGAGGTACTGAGTACCCGTCTACATTTTCAAACCTCGTGCATTCATGTTTGAATTTTAATTCGATGTCTCCACACGCTCCATTTCGATGCTTGGCTATTATCACATAAGCTACTCCGTGTAAGTTCTGGTCTTCCTTTTCGTAGTATTCTGGTCTAAAGATAAACTCTACAATGTCAGCATCTTGTTCAATTGCGCCTGAATCGCGAAGGTCTGATAACATAGGCTTATGAGTTCCCCCTCTAGTTTCAACTGCTCTTGATAGTTGGCTAAGACACACAACAGGAACGTCTAAAGACTTCGCTAACATCTTTAATGCTCTTGAAATTTCGCTTACCTCTTGCTCTTTAGAACGGCCAGCACCTACTTTGTGATTGATAAGCTGAAGGTAATCAATGTAAATAGCATCTAGTCCTCCCTTCATTTTTAACTTCTTACATCGTGTTCTAATAGCATTCAAAGAGTAAACATCATCAACAATTACTAGGTTGTCACTCGTAAGGTAATCAGCCTTTTGATTGTATTCATCCCATTGATTCGGTGTTAACCTACCTGAACGAATTGTGCCTAGTGGTATTCCAGTGTGAACACTTACCAGCCTTTGCATTAATTGTTCCGCGCTCATCTCTAAGCTAAAGAATATAACCCGCTTGTCTTCCTCAAAAGCTATGTGTTTAGCCTCACATAATGCTTGCGCTGTTTTTCCCATTGCTGGACGCGCGGCCTTTATAATTAGGTCTGACTTTTGCCGACCTCCGTAGACCCTATCTAAATCAATGAATCCCGTTTTAATACCCGTTACTCCTTGGCTGTTTTGTGCTAGTTCCATCTTATTCGTGACAGATGTTATTAGCTGAAGATTCGAGTTTCGTTTACCAAAATCAACCATCGAAACAACCTTTTCCGCTTGCTCCATTAGGTAATCATTTGTTTCAAATGGGTCTTCTTTTTCGTCTTGTGCTTTAGACATCAACTCAAGAGATAGCTTTAACTGTTCTCTTTTAACGTCCTTCTCTTTTAATATTTGGCAATGCTCAACAAAAGAACTTCCTGAATCTAAGTAATCAATTACGTCAACAATACTACACGGATGGTCTGTTTTCTTAATTCGTTCTTGCAGTAGTGACAAGCTTATGTCTGCATCTTCAGCGTAAAGCGTTACAAATACATCAAAGATAGATTTCGTTTCAGGCTCGTTAAAACTTCCTGAAGTCAGTATGTCGCTAACATCATTGTATTTATCAGGAAAGGCGATTAGCGTTCCGATAACTCTTTTTTCAATGCTCATATCTTTGGAGGTTGTGGGATAAATTTCTCTTTTGTTTCCGTTGTTCTATTCTTAGCCCATCTTCTAAACGTCAAGTTGGCCGATACTGTTTTAGTCAATGGTTTGTAGTTGTGCATATTAGTAAATATTTCAATGATAACATCATTGCTAAAATCTTTCTTTAGTCGTTCAGCCTCTTCGTTAGTTATTGGGTTAGACATCTTTTGAACTCTTGGAGCGTGTTCTTCAAGCCAAATAATTAGTTTGTGTTTTGGCGTAGCCTCTAAAATATCTTTATCTACTTCTTTATCTACTTCTATATCTACTTCTATATCTATATGCTTGAGATTTGCTTTAGCACTGCTTAAGCGTTGCTTGCCTCTTGCTAAACCACCTTTTCTACCAGCTTCAACCTTCTTTTTATGTTGTTCTCCGAGTTCGTTTATCTGTTCATCAAGGAATGAAATAGAAACATCTCCTTTTGAATTTACCTTAATGTAACTGTTATCAATCAAGCATTGCCATTGACCTTCGTTAACGTTGCTCAAGCGTTTCTTAAGCCTTGCTAAAGCAATGCTACAATCTTGAGACCAGTAAGTAGCGCAAACATGAATAAACACTCCTTGAATATCGTAAGGTTCAAATGTAATGTCTCCAGTAAGCCACTCGTTAGAATGGAATTTGTAAAATGGTAATTCTTTAGCCATTAGGTAAAAATACCGTAAGAGGCCACGCTGACAACGTGGAAGGATGGTTGCACAACGATACGCAGAACCCTTCCTTACTTCCTCTTACAGATAAATTTAATTTCATTATCGTTGAATTTATACGGGTGTCAATCCGTTCTGCAATATACGCATTATTAAAACAACTGCAACTGTTTGATGTGGTTATTAAATCTTTGATAGCCATTGTTCATAAATCTGACTAGCTATCTGTGCTGTCATTACAGGTGGCACGCTCATTCCTATTAGATACTCTGGCTTACTAGTTATAAAGTCATAGTCTAAAGGGTAACTCCCTGAATTACAAAGCTCAGTTTTACCCCTGTATCTTGGTTCATCAAACAAACAACAATTATCACTTGAAATTATTGTGTTTGGTACTTTATCTGAATATAAAAATTTATGATTAAACATAAAATTAGGCCTACCAAGTCTAGCACTAACATTTTCTAAATCAACATCACCCCTCTTTCTTTCTTTCCATAATCTTAGAGCCTCACCAGTTAGTATTCTTTCTTCTTGGTTGGTTAGTATTTCACTAAGTGTTATCTGTTTCTCATCAAACTCAAGCGTTAATTTCGGGGTTTCCGTGAACATATCCTGCTGATAAAGAAACGGCTTGGCAAGGTCTTTTCTAAGGCATACAAAGAACACTCTTTCACGCCTTTGCGGAACACCCATCTTTGAAGCGTCAAGCAACCAATGTTGGCAGTAATAACCAGCTTCATCAAAAGCCGCGTAAATCTTCCGAACGTACTCAATCGCGTTACCCATCAACAAGCCCTTAACATTCTCTGCAACTACAACTTTTGGCTGTAATTCTTTTGCAAGGTCTATGAAGTCAAAGAATAGATTATCCAAAACTTGTTCGGCTTGCCCCTCTCTAAACTTCTTTTCCTTACCCCAATCCTTTTCCCGATTGCCAGCCATACTAAAACTGCTGCAAGGTGGTGAACCATCCAATATGTCAAGGTTGTAAAGTTCTTTCGGTAGGTCTTTGCGTAGCTTGAATGTTTGGATTGGCTCTAAGTAGCTGAACTTCGGGTTATGATTAGTTCTATATGCTTCAATCATTTTAGGGTCAATCTCATTGCATCCTAATACATCAAAGCCAGCTAATTTATAACCCATTGTAGAACCACCACCGCAAGCAAAGCAAGAGAAAACTGTTCCTTTATCCTTTGTAAAGTTGGCGTCTTTTAAAGTCCATTCGTATGGAAATCTGTGTTTTATATTGGAACGCATAGCATGGTGTAGATTAGTATTACTGTTAAAACATTCATCATAAAATAAAGCGGGTAGCCGTATTTTTTAAGCTTCAGTGTGTTCCGCTTGCTCTGTCTCCTCAATTGATACCTTTTCATTGTTTTTGTTTTTCATGTATCCCGTTACTTTCAACTCCTTTTTCTCTTCAATCCACATAGTTCTTGCGCCTAACTCATTGCACATTACCATTAAACTTTCTCTAAATGTTTTATCCGTTTCAATTAGATTGTTAACCGTTCTAACCGAGTGTAGTACCGTTGCATGGTCGCGCCCTCCAATCATTTGCCCTATTGCATCCAAAGATAGACGGTTGTAACAAACCTTGTTCTTAATCATCCAGTGGCATATTTGTCGCGCTTCAACTATTTCCCGCTTGCGTGTTTTGCTTTGCAAGTCTTCATAACATACTAGGCTTCGTTCACATACAAATTCAATCACAGCGTTGATTCCTATGTTAGATTCAAACCCGTAGATGCTTTCACGTATAACCGCACGGTAATT